ATGATTAGTGTTATTATATCCTCATATCGATATGGGCATTTGGCTGCTCATTGCGTAGAATCAATTTTAAGTCAGTCTGAAAAACCAGAAAAGATTTTTTTCGTCGACGATGGTTGGGGTGACTGCTTTCATCTGAAACGAGTATATCCTGAAGTTGAGTTTGTATTTCGTGAAACGAATCTTGGAACGGTAAACAATTTTCAAGACATGCTTGAAAGAGTTTCAACTGAATACTGTATGTTCATTGGTGCAGATAATTGGCTTCGTTCAGATACAGTTAAGCAATTTAGTGACGCGATTCAACTTGTGAATCCTGACATTGTCACTTATGATATGGTCTTAACTGGTGAAATGAAGGAAACAAGAATTAAATATCATAGAGATGAGATGTCGCGGTATCAGGGTGATTACTACTGGTCGCGACAATTTAAACATCATGGCTCTATGCTATATAGAACGAGCCTTGCGAAATCTGTTGGTGGATATACTGCCTTAAATAGTTCATCCCCACATACGCAAGAAGATTATAGTTTATGGAATAAGATGAAGAATGCTGGCGCAAAAGTTCATCATGTTTCTCAAGGATTGCTTTATTATCGTCATCATCGTGAAAATTTTAATAAGTATTGAGTGGTAAATTATGAAAGTTTCTATCATAACCGCAACTGCGGGAAATCCTCTTCTCAAAGAATGTATCGAATCTGTAAGGGCTCAAACGTATAAAAACATTGAGCACATTATTGTTGTAGACGGAAAAAAACGATACGAAAAGTTAGATCCAAACGTTGTGATGTCTTTGTATGAACCAACAGACTCGCAAATTAAACAGCACCTACTCGTTCTTCCATACCCAACAGGCACAGATCGCTATAATGGTCATCGTGTATATGGTGGAACAACTTATTTTGCAGATGGTGACTATCATCTCTGGTTAGATGATGATAACATGATTGAACCAACTCACGTTGAAAGTTTAGTCAATCTTGTTATAGAAAAGAAACTTCATTGGGCATATTCTTTCCGTAAAATTATTGACAAAGATGGAAATGAAATTTGTTTAGATGACTGTGAAAGTCTTGGTAAATGGGCAAGTATCATTCACCCCCAGGATCATTTTGTAGATGTAAACTGTTACTTTGTCGCTAAACATGTTGCTGTAATGCTCTCGCCAGTATGGTATCGTAAATTCCGTGAGCCTGGTCAGATGGAAATTGATCGTGCAATTGCTCATGTATTGATGCATTCAGATAATAAATTAAATTTTGATTGCACTCAAGAATACACTGTCAAGTATAGAGTTGGTAATACTGATCTATCTGTGAAAGCAGACTTTTTCTTACAGGGTAATGAAGCGATGTTGAAGCGTCATGATGGTAAACTTCCATGGAAGAAATCGTAAACAAATATATCAATAAAGTTGAAAGAGCCATTGATCATGGTCTTGATCAAGAGCGTTGGATGAATAAATCCATTTCTCAGATGAGAACCAAATTGGCATAATGGTCTTTATATAGCAGTTTTAGAAAAATAGGAATTAATTATGAGTGAATCAAGAAATCCATGTATTGCATCCATCTTCATGAAAAATATAGATGCAAAAACTGTAGAGAATCAACAGAAGGTTGTTGAAAAATTTAATAAAAGCAATATTCAACATTACAGTGTTCTTACTGAAGCGAATCCAGGATACACCATGGATAATCTCATTGATATGCTAGAGAGCAGAGGGCATGATGCGATCATGTTCTTGGACATTGATTGTGTTCCGTTAAATGATGGCGCTCTCGATTATATGTTTAACAAAGCATATGATGGTGTATTAATTGGAGATGCTCAACGAAGCAATCATATCGAAAATGGTCAGCATGTGTTTTGCGCTCCACACAATGTAACATTTACAATTGATCTGTATCGTAATCTTGGTAATCCATCATTCTTGCCAAATTATCGCGGAGATGTTGGAGAAGAGTTGACTTTTAAAGCGAGAGAGGCTAATATTCCTATTGAGATCATTATGCCGTTGCGCTATGATGCCCCACCAATTCGCATGGATTGGGAACCAAAAGATCTTCCGCCATATTGGGATCTTGCTGATGGTATGCCGAAGTATGGTGTTGGTACAACGTTTGGTAACGATAATGGTGATTTGTTCTGGCACAATTATCAAATCTTTCATCCAGGACAACAAGAACGTTTCTGGAATAAATGTGAGGAATTATTGAATGGCTAATCGTAGTGACTTTTTTAATGCTAAACTTCCACGTGGAATGAAGCGTATGCTTGCAATGGCTGAGACATATGGTTGGGTGAAAGATGCACACAATCGCGGTGAATTGAAGCAATTGCTCATTAATGCTCATGCTAATCATGTTGGATTTAAGTTGAAGCGACATTCAACTGAAAATCGCGATGCATCAGATGGTGAATAATGAACTCACTATCTGAACTCAAAGAATTATTGATCAGTAAAGAAATTGAGATCAAAGAATTCAATGGATGGTCATTGAAAGTTGGTAAAGATACTTGGGTCATGGAACATGGTATGTTATATAAAAATGGTGTACCACAAAGCCTGAGAGAAAAAAATATTTTCGACAATTACAAAAGGAAGAAACAAGATGACAATATCAGCACTCAAACTCGTAAGTGGCGAGGAATTGGTGGTAGAAATTTGCTCAGAGACGGAGAACATAATTGAGTTCAAGAATCCTGTCGCCTGTGTGATGCAACGTTCAGAGAAGGGTCCAGTTCTTGGCTTTATGCCTTGGATGCAAGCAGGTGATGGTCCATTTGTTGTTAATAAAGATAAAATTATTACAGCATGCGAAGTTGCCCAAGAAGTGAAAAACGGGTATAATCAAATCTTCGGAGCAGGAATTGTGGTTCCGCCGCAGCAATTGATTACGGGGTAAAACTTGTCCGATTTTTATACCAATGTAAGCGTCTCTGGTCGATATATTCTTCTGAGAGGCGTTGAAAATGATAGAAGGGTCAGACGGAAAGTCGAATTCCGTCCGACCTTTTTTCTTTCCAGCCAAGAGAAGTCTGAATACAAGACTCTTGCTGGTGAGAATGTAAAACCCATTCAGCCTGGAACAATTCCAGAGTGTCGTGAATTTTTAGAGAGGTACGAGAGTGTCGACAATTTTCCTATTTTTGGGAATAATCGCTATGAGTATGCTTATATTGCTGATGAGTATCCTGACGATATTCTTTGGGATGTCAGTAAAATACTTATTGCCTATCTTGATATCGAAGTTGGATCCGAAAATGGATTTCCTGAACCAAGAGATGCAAATGAAGCAATCACAGCAATCAGCATCAAAGTTAAGGGTAATTATTTTGTGTTTGGTTGTGGCGATTATGTCAAGCATCGTGACGACGTGCACTATGCAAAGTGTCGAGATGAGTCAGACCTCATACGACGCTTCCTCGACCTATGGAGCCGATGGCATCCAGATGTAGTCACTGGTTGGAACGTCGAGCAATTCGATATTCCATATCTTGCAAATCGTATCACCAAGATTCTTGGTGAGGATGAAGTCAAGAAACTCTCACCCTGGAATCGTATCAGTAAACGTGAAACGACGATGATGAATCGTCCAGTGCAGTTCTATGATATTTCTGGAATTGCGATTCTTGACTACATTCAACTCTATCGAAAGTTCACTTATTCTCAGCAAGAGTCTTATCGTCTTGATAACATTGCTCACGTTGAGTTGGGTGAAAAGAAATTAGATTATTCTGAGTTCGAAACTCTACATCAACTCTACAAACATGACTATCAAAAGTTCATTGAGTATAATATCAAGGACGTTGAACTTGTTGAGAAACTCGAAGATAAGATGAAGTTGATTGAGTTGGCTTTGACTCTTGCGTATGATAACAAAGTCAACTACGACGATGTGTTCACTCAAGTTCGTATGTGGGACGCGATTGTGTACAATTATCTTCTACGCAAGAAGATTGTAATCCCGCAAATGTCGCGCAGTACAAAGAGTTCTCAGTATGAAGGTGCGTATGTCAAAGATCCCATTTGCGGGATGCACGAATGGGTTGCGTCATTTGACTTGAATAGTCTGTATCCGCACTTGATCATGCAATATAACATCTCAATGGAAACTCTCGTTGAGCCAGCGAAGTATAATGACAACATGCGTGGGTTTATTGCTAACTGTAACATCAACGTTGATAATTTACTTCATCAAGAAGTTGACACAAACATTCTAAAAGATCTTGGCGTTACTGTAACGCCGAATGGTCAGTTGTTCCGTATTCAAGAGCAAGGTGTTCTGCCTGAGATTATGGATAGCATGTATAAAGATCGTACACGCTATAAGAAGTTGGCGATTGAAGCCAAAAAGAAAATCGAAACTGTTCTTGAAGATAAGAATCAGGTTCATTATCTTGAGAAACAAGTTGCACGATATAATAACCTGCAGTTAGCAAAGAAGGTTACTCTAAACTCTGCTTACGGTGCACTGGGTAATCAATACTTCCGCTTCTTTGATATTCGTATCGCTGAAGGCATCACGACAGCAGGTCAGTTGTCTATTCGTTGGATTGAAAAGAAGATCAACGAATATATGAACAAACTTCTCAAGACTGAAGGTGAGGATTATGTCATTGCTTCGGATACTGACTCAATCTATTTGAACATGGGTCCATTGGTCAAGAAACTTTATCCTGATACTTCTGACACGAAGAAAGTCATCAAGTTCATGAATAAAGTTTGCGATGACAAGATTCAACCATTCATTGATGAGTCGTATGAAGAATTGAAGCAATATGTAAATGCATTTCAACAGCGCATGGAGATGAAGCGCGAGTCACTGGCTGACAAAGCAATCTGGACTGCCAAGAAGCGTTATATTCTAAACGTTCATGATAGCGAAGGCGTCGTATATGCCAAACCCAAACTTAAGATCATGGGGCTTGAAGCGGTTAAATCGTCTACGCCTTCGGCTTGTCGTACGAAGATTAAGGAAGCGATTAATATTGTCATGACGCAAACTGAGGATGATCTTCACAAGTTCATTGAGAAGTTTCGTTCAGAGTTTAAAACTCTACCTGTTGAAGATATTGCATTCCCAAGATCAGTGAATGGTCTGAAAGAATATGCTGATGCTGCAAACATCTTCAAGAAGGGCACACCAATTCATGTCAAGGGTGCTTTGGTTTACAACCACTTGTTGAGAGAAATGAAACTCAACAAACGCTATCAGGAAATTCAAGAGGGTGAGAAGATCAAGTTCATCTATTTGAAACAACCAAACATCTATAACAATAACACTCTTGCGTTCTTGTCAGGTATTCCGAAACAACTTGATGCCGAGCAATACATAGATTATGATCTTCAGTTTGAGAAATCATTTCTTGAGCCGCTGGACATTATTCTTTCTTCTATCAATTGGCAAACTGAAAAGGTTGAAAGTCTTGAGGACTTTTTCTCATGATTAGCGTTATCATTCCAACAATGTGGAAAGCAGAGCATTTAAAGAAAATGCTTCCTATGCTTAATAGTCATCCTTTAATTGGAGAAATCATTCTTATCGATAATGATATGTCAAAAACTGATCATGAATTGTTAAAGCAAATTTCCAAATTGGTTTATTGGACGTTTGATGAGGGTAACATTTTTGTGAATCCAGCATGGAATTTTGGCGCCAGTATCGCAAAGTACGATAAACTGTTTATTTTAAATGATGATTGTTTAATTAATTTGAAATGTTTGGAAAATATTTACAATTTTGTAACACCAAAAATCGGAATGCTTGGATATTCTTTCTTGAGTTATTGTACATATACGATCGATGCATTCGAAACTCTTTGTAGTTCTGGATTTGGCTCAGAAATTAGTTTCGAAATTATTGATCCAGGAAAATTCCCAGATCGTTCTGGGATGCCTCATCCATTTTTTGGTTCTGCATTTTTTATTCATAAAGATAATTATCACAATATTCCAAGTGATTTTAAAATTTATTATGGTGATCTTTTTAATTACATTCAGAATCTTAAGAATGGTTGTAACAACTATACTATTGAGGATGGATTGGTCATGTCTCAGTACTCTTCAACTGTTTCAACAATTTCGAAAGATTTGATCATCCAAGAAAGTAAAATTTTAAAAGATGTTTTTGCATCTCATGGATTAAAAAATATTCGATATTCTCTAAAGAATATGGATGATGAAGATAAAACTTGACAAAGAATACATTTTGGGGTATAATAGAAACATAAGCAATCGATTATGTTGCAATTACTTTTGTTCTTGATATTAAATATAGGATAAAAACAATGAGTCTACTCGAAAAGTTAAAGAAAAATACGACGATTAAAGACACCGCAATTCTTGCGAAGTCGAAATTCTTTGCCGCAAAGGATATGGTTCAAACCAGTATCCCTGTTGTGAACGTCGCATTCTCTGGTGATCTTGATGGTGGTTTCACTCCTGGACTCACGATGTGGGCTGGTCCATCGAAGCACTTCAAGACTGCATTCAGTCTCTTGATGGCAAAAGCATATCAAGACAAGTATCCTGATTCTGTTGTTCTGTTCTATGACTCAGAATTTGGCACTCCGCAAAACTATTTCACTTCGTTTGGTATTGATACCGATCGCGTTGTTCATACTCCAATCACGGACGTTGAGCAATTGAAGTTTGATATTATGCAACAGTTGACTCAGATTGAGCGTGGCGAGCGCGTGATGATCGTCATCGACTCAATTGGTAATCTGGCTTCAAAGAAAGAAGTTGAGGATGCGTTAGACGGTAAGTCAGTGGCTGACATGAGTCGCGCAAAGCAAATTAAATCCCTGTTCCGTATGGTGACCCCACACCTTACACTGAAGGACATTCCGATGGTGGTTGTAAATCATACCTATAAAGAGATAGGTCTGTATCCCAAGGATATTGTCGGTGGCGGAACAGGTTCCTATTACTCTGCTGATAATATTTACATTCTCGGTCGCCAACAGGAAAAAGATGGCACTGATCTAATCGGTTACAACTTTATTATCAACGTTGAGAAGTCTCGTTATGTTCGTGAAAAAGCAAAGATCCCTGTCACTGTTCGTTTCGATGGTGGCATTTCTAAGTACAGTGGTCTTCTTGACATGGCACTTGAGTCTGGTCATGTTACAAAGCCAAATGTAGGCTGGTATGCTAAAGTCAATACTGAAACTGGCGAGGTTGAATCCAAGAAATGGCGTTTGGCAGATACTGAATCACCAGAATTTTGGGATAGTATTTTGACAAGTGATTCGTTTAAAGAATGGGTTCGCAATAATTATCAATTCAGTTCTGCTGTTGCTGGTAATCTTTCAGTTGATGTAGAAGAGGCTGAAGATGATTGAGAATCTAATCGCCAAACTTGAGTTTTGGTACGTCAAAAAATTCTTTAAAGTTGACAAGCAATACACCTTCTTTGTGGATCTTAATGGTCCACCAGGAAGTTTTGCTATTAAATTCTTGGGCAAATATGAAGGTGTAATCGTAGAATTTACTGACGTCAAAGTGAGTGATGGTGGTTTATTGAATTTTGATTATGATGTTATCTCAAATGTAAACAATGTAAACGTCAAAAGCAAATCATTTGTGCGATTTACTTCTAACGTGATGCGTAGTATACTTCTGAATGCAATTGAAAATACAGTGAAGGAAGGCAATGAAAACGGAAACATTGATTTTGTCGAATCTGATGCGGAACGAGTCTTTCATGAGGAAGACCTTGCCCTTTCTGAAGAAAGAGTATCTGACAGAAAGTCACGAAAGAAAACTATTCGAGGAAATAAGAGAGTTCATTCTAAAGTATAACAGTCTGCCGCCAACAGCAGCACTGGAGATTAGTCTAAAAGAATCTACCAAACTCACAGAAGTTGAGTTAAATAAGTCGCTTGAACTGCTAAAGGAAATATCAAGTGACAAATCAGAACAAAAACTCGAATGGCTTCTTGACACTGCGGAAAAGTTTTGTCAAGAAAAAGCAATCTATAATGCAATCATGGATAGTATTCAGATCCTGGATGGCAAAGATCAAGCGAGGGGCAAAGGAAGCATTCCTACTCTTTTGTCTGATGCTTTGGGGGTTAGTTTCGATCCTCATATTGGTCACGACTTTTTGGATAATTACGCTGATCGGTATGATTTCTATCATCGCATCGAGAAAAGAATCCCCTTCGATCTTGAGTATTTCAACAAGATCACTAAAGGAGGATTGCCGCAAAAGACCCTTAACATTGCTCTTGCAGGTACTGGCGTCGGCAAGTCTCTGTTTATGTGCCATGTGGCTGCTTCTTGCCTAACTCAGAACTATAACGTCCTCTATATTACTCTTGAAATGGCTGAAGAGAAGATCGCTGAACGTATTGATGCGAATCTTCTCAATGTAACTCTTGATGATCTCATGAACATGCCGAAAGACATGTATGAGAAACGTATGAATAAACTCAAAACTTCCGTCAAGGGTAAGTTAATCATTAAGGAATATCCAACTGCTTCTGCGAATCCTGCTCACTTCCGAGCATTGATCAACGATCTGGCTCTCAAGAAAAACTTCCGTCCAGATATTATCTTTGTTGACTATCTAAATATTTGTGCATCTTCAAGAATTAAGGCAGGTGCGAATGTTAACTCGTACACATACATTAAAGCGATCGCTGAGGAACTTCGTGGACTCGCGGTTGAGAACGCCGTACCTATTTTTTCAGCTACTCAGACAACTCGCTCAGGATTTAGTAACTCTGATCCTGGGTTGGAAGACACTTCAGAGAGTTTTGGTCTCCCTGCTACTGCTGATTTCATGTTTGCTCTTGTTAGCACTGAAGAACTGCAGCAGTTAAATCAGATTCTCGTCAAGCAGTTGAAGAATCGTTATAATGATCCGAATCTTCACAAGAGATTCACGATTGGTATTGATCGAGCGAAGATGAAACTTTATGATCTTGAGCAGAAAGCACAAGATGCTGTAATGCAGGAAAACGAATCAAAGCCTGTTTTTGATCGTGGTCGAAGCACAGATAAGTTTAAGAATCTGAAAGTGTAATGCAACTCAAGAAAATAGAAAAAAAGGTCTATGCTCTTGCCGAAACTTGGGTCGGAGAGAAACATATTCCTTCTATGATTCGACAACTAAACAAAGCATTTAAATCTTACATTGTTTGTTTCTCATCAGAACGATTTGATGATGAATACTATCCCGATCATAATGTGATTGTCAACGGACATTACTGTGTGAGAATCTCGGATATAATTCCTGAGCACATTTACATTTGCCTAAACTTTCCTGAAGATTCAAAGAAAGCAATCATAACTGAAGAGGGTGCACGAAATCTAGCAATAAAAATTATTCGTGCGATTCATCATGAGTATCGCCACAAGCATCAACAAAAGCAACGTCCATTGCTGCTTCAAAAAGAATATAAGCCAAAACCAAAACAGAATAAGATGAAGGCTATGTATTATGGCAATCCAGACGAGTTAGATGCGCATGCATATGAAACACAGGCTGAGAAATTCGATATAAATAAACTTCGAAAGGCACATAAGATTGGTTGGAGAGAATGCGAAGCCATTTTTATGTATCGTAAGCACTTTCGAAAGCAAGATCCTAAAGTCTGGAAAAAGTTTTTAAAGAAAGTCTATAGACTTAATGCGAATTAAAGGTAACAATAATGGCAAACTTAAATAACTATGCTCGAAAAAAAGCAGAAGTGGATAAAGAAAAGGCTAAAATTCGCAAAGAAGCAGACGCATTAATTCAAAAAATTTATAGAGAATCTAAAAAGCCCCAAACAGACTATCAAGTGATTGCAAAAATCGTATCTGATCTTAAAATGAGACTTGATAAGATTGTAGATTAATTATTCTACAATTTGTAATTAATCTGGAGTGATATAATTATGAGAAAGGGGATTATTCTATCTGGTGGAATGGGCACTCGTCTTTACCCATGCACCGAAGTAACATCAAAACAACTTCTTCCTGTATATGAT